GCTGTAAGATTCGGAATGGACGGATTCCACGGAGTCGCTCCGACAGGAAACGGATTAATCAAATCATGGTTGCCTGATTACAAGACAGCAGGAGCAGTTAAGACAGGAGAAGTTGAAATGGTTGCGGCGGTTGCCTTGAAAGCTACCAAAGCGGCGGGAATATTCAGAAAAATTAAAGTAAAATAGGAGGTGCTTTGAATGGCTGTAATAAAATCACCGAATCAGGAATATACAGGGACAAGTGCAGGAGTAACTTTTGTTAACGGAGTCGGAAACACTGACAACGAAAACTTAATCGAATGGTTCAGGGATCATGGTTATGAAGTGGAAATTGATGCTGAAGTTAGCACTGAAGAAGACTCGGGAGAAAAAAAGATAGACGATTTGGAGAAAACGGAAGAAATAGGAAAAAATGAAAAAGAAGTAGAAGATGAAAAAGAAGTAGAAAAGGCTAAAAAACCGAAGAAGTAGGTGCTGGGTATGGAGTACGTGGAAAACATTAAGGAAGACGTGATAAAAACATTAAAGTCGGTAAGCTATGAAGTCGTAGATGCCGACTTATTTTTATTGGAACAGAGTATCGAAAAGGTTAAGTCTTATATTAAAAATAAGACTAATCAGAACAAGGTTCCTGAAGGCTTGAAGCATATTTGGGTTGACAGGAGTACAGGTGAGTTTTTGTATTTTAAGAAATCGCTGAATCAGCTTGAGCTGAAAGGCTTAGATTTTGACCGTGTGGCGAAGGAAATAAGCGAAGGTGATACTAAGGTAGTCTTTGAAGATACGAAGAGCGAGGGAGACAAATTTGAGGTTTTCACGACGTATCTGATGACAAGAGGAGAGGATGAACTCTTGAGATATAGGAGGATAGTATGGTAAAGGAACTAGAAAAGGCAAAAAAAGCTATACAGTCACTATGGACTGGAGTTTGTAATATATTTGGTTTTAAAGATACTGAAGACAAATATGGAGCGACAATTCACACAGAAGTGACGTTATTTGAAAATCTGCCTTGCCGGTTAAGTTTTAAGAATATCAGTCAGACCAATCAGACGGAATCTTTTGCTGTGAGTTCTCAGGTCGTGAAACTGTTCATTGCTCCTGATGTCTATGTTCCTCCGGGTAGCGTAATTGAAGTCACTCAGAACGGAATAACAAGGAAATATAAGCACTCGGGAATATCGGCAGTCTACACGAATCACCAGGAAATAGTGCTTGAAGCATACAAAGGAAGTGCTTAAATGGGAACAAGTAAAGTTAAAGTGGATTTTTCGGAAATAAGAAAAGCTGCTGAAACATTAAGTCAGGCAAATACAGCACTACTACTTGAGAACATAACCAACGAGCTGGGTGCAAGGTTACTTGCCAAGGCAATTAAGAGAACGCCTGTCTATAAGCCTACTTTTGGGGAAGAAGTGAAATATAAAACTGGAAAAAGGAAAGGACAGGTTAAACTGAATAAGGACGGAACTCCTGTGAAAGACGGGATTAAGAAAGTATCATATAAGAAAAACGGTGAAACTGTAACCAAAGAATACTCGCACACAGGAGGAACACTGAGACGTGGCTGGGACGCAAGTATAGGAGCGAAAGCGGTCAATACAGGCGGGGGATACACTGTGACAATAACAAACAGTGTTGAATACGCGTCTTATGTCGAGTTCGGACACAGGCAGACTCCAGGAAGGTATGTTCCAGCAATCGGAAAATCGTTAAAAAAATCATGGGTATCAGGACAGTTTTTTCTCACAAAAGCAGAACTGGAACTGGAAAAAGAATTGCCAAAAATAATTGAAAAGAAACTTGAAGCGTGGATAAAGGAGGTGCTTGGAGGATGATAAATGATATATTGAATGCATTGACTGGAAAACTGAAGGAAACGTTCGGGATAAAGATTTACATCAACCAGGTTCCTCAGAATTTCGAAGAGCCCTGTTTTTTCGTGCATGTCATAAGCACTGATAAAACTCAGATTGTTGATTTAAGGTATAAAGCTGTGACAGTGTTCGGGATTGATTACATAGCTGATGAAAATAAAAAGAATTCAAGGGAAATATATGATGTGATTGAAAAACTTAACAGCATCACTAATCTTATAACGCTGGAAAATGGAGACATCATGAGAGGCACTGAGAGAAAAACCGAGATACAGGACGGGAATATGCACAGCTTTATTCAGTTCAGTTATTTCATTCGTGAGAAAAAGGAAAATGATAAGATGGAAAGTCTTTCGATAGAAGGAGGCATTAAAAAGAATGGCTAAGAAAAACGAAACAAATACAAGCTTTACAAAGGAACAGCTGTACGGTTCTAAAAAATATGAAATGCAGAAGGATATTCTCGGAGTAATGCTTGAAGAAGATAAGGAATACACTTTTGATGAAGTGGATAACCTAATAAAAGAATTTTTAAAGAGAGAGGTGGATTAGATGGCATACGGAGGAGGTACATGGTTATTCCAGAACAAAGTTTTGCCAGGTACTTATATAAATTTTGTCAGTCTTGCAAGGGCTATCGTATCACTTGCTGACAGAGGTTATGCAGCAATGGCAATGGAACTTGACTGGGGAGTTGACGGGGAAGTGTTTACCGTTGAAAACTCAGATTTTCAGAAAAACAGCCTGAAAATATTTGGATATAGCTATGACCATGAAAAAATGAAAGGTTTAAGGGATTTATTTTCTAACGCGAAGACAGTCTACTGCTATAAGCTGAATGAAGGGGCAAAGGCAAGTAATGACCTGGCCACTGCAAAATATGCAGGTGAAAGAGGGAACAGCATTAAAATAACAGTGGCGGCTAATGTTGACGCTCCTACAATGTTTGATGTGACTACTCTGCTTGACAATAAAAAAGTGGACGTTCAGACAGTAAAAACAGCAAAGGATTTAGTAAATAATGACTTTGTAGATTTTAAAACAGGTGCAACGTTAACGCCGACTGTAGCGAAACCGCTTGAAAATGGGACAAATGGAAGTGCAGTGACAGGAACGGAATATCAGAAGTTCCTGGATAAAATTGAAACTTATTATTTCAACACGTTAGGATGTCTTGCAACTGACGAAACAATCAAAAAACTATACATTCAGTTCACAAAAAGAATGCGTGATGAAGTTGGAGCTAAGTTCCAGACTGTAGTCTACAGAGGAGCATATGCAGACCATGAAGGTGTTATTTCAGTTGAAAACAAAACTATTTCCAAGGATGACAAGGAATCATCTGCAGTGTATTGGGTTACAGGAGCTGAAGCAGGATGCCTTGTCAACAAATCTGTCTCGAATAAAGTTTACGATGGAGATTTTACGTTTGAATTTAAGGAAAATCAGACAGCACTGGAAAATGGAATAAAAGCAGGAAAATTCCTGTTCCACAAGGCTGATAACAAGCCCGTTGTTCTTACGGACATAAATACGTTCACATCAATCACGGTAGATAAGAATGATGACTTTACATCTAATCAGGTGATAAGAGTGCTTGATCAGATTGCTGTGGACATTGCAAAACTGTTCAACAAGTCATTCGTAGGAAAAGTGGACAATGACGAAGATGGAAGGGTATCACTTAAAGATAATATCGTTGACCATCACAAGGAACTGCAGAGAGTCAGGGCAATTGAGAATTTTGTTGCCGAAGATGTGACAGTTGAAAAAGGGAAAGATAAGAAATCGGTGCTTGTAACGGATAAGGTCACTCCTGTTGCGGCGATGGAAAAATTATACATGAGTGTCATAGTGGCCTAGGCTAAATGAATAAGGAGGTAAGAAATGAGCACAACAATGAACGGTAGGGATGCCGTTTCGGGAAGTATGGGAAGATGTTTTGTCACGATAGAAGGCAACAGATATCTTTTAATGCAGGTTATTTCCGTGAAAGCGGAAATGGAGAAGACAAAAACTAAGGTTCCTATCATGGGGCGTTCAGGAAAAGGGAACAAGGCTACAGGCTGGGAAGGTTCAGGAAGTGCAAAACTGCACTACAACTCTTCACTGTTCAGGGAACTTTTACTAAAATATCAGAACACAGGAGAAGATATATATTTTGACATGCAGCTTGTAAACGAAGACCCTACTTCGACAGTAGGAAGACAGACAGTCATACTGAAAGGATGTAACATAGACGGGGGAACTCTTGCAAGTATAGATGCGGATGCAGAATATTTGGAAGACGAATTCGACTTTACATTTGAATCTTTCGAAATTCCTGAAAAGTTTAAGAATTTACCGGGAATGCAGTAATGCTGGGAAAATTTTTCATATGGCTGTCAAACCCTGAGGAAGTAGCAGAATTTATAGCAGATACAACCGTGTGTCTGCTTATTTTTATACCAATAATACTAATTGGAAAGGTGTTGAAATTAATAATGGATAGTTTAAAAGGATTTTTTAAAGGGAATGCAAAACAGGTAGAAAATGAAAAAGTGGTAATTTCTGACAGATTTGTCGGAGAGGACGGAAAGCCACTGGAGTGGGAAATCAGGGCTATAGGAAATGAAACGGATGACGAACTAAGAAATCAGTGTACCTCACAGGTTAAAATTAAGAAAAACGTATACATGCCTAAGCTTGATTACACAGAGTATCTAAAAAAACTGCTTGTCGCATGCGTAGTATACCCTAACTTAAATAACAAGGAGTTACAGGATAGCTACACAGTGATGTCAGCAGAGGAACTCCTATCTGCAATGCTTTTACCGGGTGAATATAATGCTTTGGCAGAAAAGGTACAGGAAATATGTGGATTTGATAAAGATATTATGGAAGAAAAAATTGAAGAAGCAAAAAACTGATAGAGGAGGATGCAATGGCGGGGTATGCACATTACGCCCTCCACAAGCTTAATATAATGCCAGGCGATTTTGCCGAGCTCAGTCTCGAAGAAAAAGCATTTATCATAGCAAGCATAAGATTAAAAGTTGAAAATGAGAAGAAGGAAATGCAGAAAATGAAGTCCAAAGCAAGGAGGTGATTCTAATGGGAACAATAAGCTCTTCGATTCAGATGATGGACAGGCTGACTGCTCCCGTGCTTAAGATGGCAAGTGCCATGAGCAGTCTTGTAACCACTATGGAAGCGGCGGACAATAAAAAGATAGACCCAAAGGGGTTAGATTCAATGAAAGATAACATAGCTAAAGCTAACGCAGAGCTTCAGAATTTACAGGCAGAACTTGCAGGAGCGGGAGCACAGACACAGCAGAACAATGCAAAACAGCAACAGTGGAACAGTTCGATACATGGCGGAGGTAAAGCCATGAACGGCCTGATAAACAAGCTGAAGACTGCCGTCGGACTATACGCACTTGTCAACGGTGCGAAGAAACTGGTCGGAATATCGGATGAAGTCATGACAATAGATGCAAGGCTTAATCTTATAACAAATACATCCGCACAGAAAAATAATCTGAAAAACGCAGCATATCAAATGGCACAGGATGCGAGAGTTCCACTGAACAGTTTTACAAATGATGTGGCCAAGCTTGGAATCCTTGCTGGAAAAAGATTTGCAAATAACGCTGAGATAATACAGTTCATGGGTAACGCAACAAAGGCATTTAAAGTGGCGGGAACATCCGCAACTGAAACTGCGGGAGCGATGACGCAGCTTAACCAGGCACTTGCGTCAGGAGTACTGCAGGGAGACGAGTTCAGGAGTATCAGGGAAAACGCTCCTCTTATCACTCAGGCAATAGCAAAGGAAATGGGTGTATCTCAAGACCACCTTAAAAAACTGGCATCTGAAGGGAAAATAACCGCAGACGTAGTAAGAAGAGCAGTACTGGGAATGACTGATGATATCAACAGGGACTTTTCTAAACTACCTATGACCTGGGGCGAAGTTTGGGTGAAGGCAGGAAACTTTGCACTAAGAACATTTGATCCTCTGCTTAGAATGATTAATCAGGTAGCGAACAGTCAGAAATTTAAGTCAATGGCAACGAGCATGGCGAGTACATTCGAAATGGTGGCCGGAGTGATGACGACAGTATTTGACAAAGCACTGGAACTTGCAGGCTGGGTTTATGAAAAATGGGACTTAATCAGACCTATAATTATAGCTGTTGCGATTGCAATGGGGGCGTATGCCTTAGCTCAAGGCATAGCAACTCTTGCAATATGGGCTTATAACACCGCGGCGGGATTTAAAGCGGCGGCCGATATGGCAATGGCTGGAGCAAGTTTCATGGCTACAACAGCACAGCACGGGCTGAACGCTGCGATATATGCGTTCCCTGGAACATGGATTGTAGTTGCCATAATAGCGGTTATTGCAGTTGTGATAGGTCTAGTTATAGGTATGGTCTATCTCGTCAAAGCTATGACTAAAACAGCTACAGTTACAGGAGTTGTTGTAGGGGCATTTGACTGGATGAAGGCTATGCTGTGGAATATATGGGCGAGCATAGTCAATGCGATAATATCCGCGATAAACGGAATTATAAGAGGGATAAACGGGCTTATAAGAAGTGCGGCAAAAGGGCTGTCCAATTTCGCAAACATATTCATAGATGCTTTCAACTGGATAATGCGTGAAGCGGATAAGTTCATAAATGGACTTTTAAAAATGATGAGCGGTGCGGCCCCTCTGTTATCTGCAATTGGAATAAACCTGCCTACCTCGACAGGAGGAGCCATGCAACTTGCAAGGGCTAATTTCTCAGCTCCGCAAATAGCAGAAATAAACTATAAACTTGATAAAAAAGATGCAGGTGCGGCGTACAGGAAAGGTGCAGAAAGAGGTAATGCAAAACAGAAAAAATGGGAAAATGACTTAAAGAACGGATACAAAAATGCAAAAGATATGGTGAAAGATGAACTTGGAGACCTCGGCGGAGGAAAAGGACTTGATCCGGCCGGAACTGGAATGCCAGGTGGAGGAGGCGGTGGAGGAAAAGACCCTAACGGAGTAGGGAAAAATACAGGAAAAACCGCTGACAATACAGGAAAAATGGCCAACAGTCTTGAGGATACGGAAGAGGATTTGAAATATTTGAGGGAACTGGCAGAACAGGAACACATCAATCAGTTCACGACAGCTGAAATAAAAGTGGAAATGAACAACAATAACACAATAGAAAATGAAACCGACATTGATAAAGTTATAAGAAAACTGACTGAAAAGATAGAAGAAAAAATGAATACTGTAGCAGAGGGGGCATATTAACATGTATGATATTTATATTGACAGAATGCTGATTCCAGTGAATCCCGATAAGATAACGTACACCATGAAGAACAGGAATGAGACTGTGTCGCTTATAAATGCGTCTGAAGTGAATCTGCTGAAGTCCGAAGGGCTTAAGGAAATATCATTCAAAATTGTCCTCCCTGCATTCAAGTATCCTTACTTAAATAATCTGCAGGGGTTTAATAAGCCCGGATACTATTTGGATAAACTTCAGCGACTGAAAAGGGACAGGAAAGTGTTCCAGTTCATTGTGTCACGTAGATACCCGAATAGAAAGGGGTATTTTAACACAAATATGAAAGTCACGCTTGAAGAGTTCACATATTCTGATGATACTGACGAATTCATGGACATACCTGTCGAAATTAAGCTTAAGGAATACCGCGACCCTAGGGCAACAGCTCTGACAATACTGGATGACAAGATTTCGGGGTTTATCACAAAACCGCGTGCAGTAACAGCGATATTGGACAGAATAGTTACAACTGAGGCAGGGGAAACTCTATGGAACATATGCCGTCAGCATACAGGAGGACTTGAGAAAATGGCAGAGGTCATGAAACTTAATGCTTTTGACAAAATAACGGACTTTATTCCAGGGCAGAAAGTGAGGCTTAAAGAATGAGCATTATGCCGGACTTAAAAGGAATCAAACTGATAGACTTGAACAGGGAAAGCTGGATTAATGCGGCAATAAAACAGTCAGTCGGAAAATTTGAGCTTGAAAAAGACATTGAACTGACAGTAACACTGGAAAATGGTCAGGTTTTAATTCCACTTGTAACTTCTCTCGAATGGACAACGGAGAGAAAAGGAACTTGTGGAGTGCTTGAATTTGAAGTGCTGAAAGAGGAAATAGAATTTACTGAAGGGAACAGGGTGTCCGTAAAATACAAGGATGCCCCTTTTTTTCTAGGCTATATTTTTAAGCGTAGCAGGACAAAATCAGGCAAGATTAAAGTTACCGCATATGATCAGCTGAGGTACTTAAAAAATAAAGATACATATATATTTAAAAATGTGACAGCAACGGAAATAATAAAAAGGATAGCGGAAGATTTTAAGCTTGAAGTCGGAGAACTGGAAGACACGGGATTTAAGATTGAAAAGAGGATAGAAGATAACAAGACCTTATTTGACATGATACTGTATGCACTTACCGAAACTCTGTATAACACGAAGAAACAGTTCATTTTTTATGATGATTATGGAAAGCTCACACTTAAGGAAGACGAGAAAATGAGGATACTTGACCTCATTCTTGACGACAAGAGTGCAACTGATTACAAATACAGCACAAGCATAGACGACAAAACATATAATCAGATAAAGCTTTTAAGGGTCAACAAGGAGGCAAAAACAAGGGAAATATATATGGTAAAAGACCCTTTTAACATAAAATCATGGGGTATTTTACAGTACTTTGAAAATGTGGACGAGAAAATGACTGAGACAAAAATAAAGGAAAAAGTGGAAAGTCTTTTAAAGCTGTATAATCACAAAAAAAGAAATTTCGCAATGGAAAATGTCTTCGGTGACATAAGGGTCAGGGGTGGCTCAAGTATGCTCATAAAACTTAATGTTGGGGATATAGTAGTGCAGAACTATATGATAGTGGATAAAGTCAAGCATAAATTTGAACATCAGAAACATGTGATGTCTATTGATTTTATAGGACAGATGGGAATAAAGGAGAGTGATAAGAATGGCGGAACTGATACAGTTGTTGAAAGAACTGTCGAGAACAACGAATGATGCAGGAGAACCATTCGAGCACAGAAAGGGTACTGTGGAATCCGTGAACCCTATCAGTGTCAGAGTAGACCAGAAGCTGATACTGGAAGAGGACGATCTTATTCTCACTCATCTTGTTAGGGACTATGATGTCGATATATCCGTGAGCCATGAAACGGAAGACTTTGAACTTGTTGAAGGCGTACTGACAGATATAAAAAGTCATAAGCACAAATACAAGGGCAGAAAAAGAATAACTATCCACAACGGTTTAAAAGCAGGAGAAGACGTCGTGCTTTTAAAGGTGCAGGGAGGACAGACTTATATTGTGTTGGATAGATATAAAGACCCTCATACGGAAGGAGAGTGGTTGTAATGATACCTCGTAACGACGGTCTTACCTCAGACATCAGAATCATAGAACGCCCGACGAAAACTTATAAAATGGATTTATCGGGAAATGTCATAGAAGACTATACGGATGAGCTGAAAGCAATGGAACAGGCCATATATAAGATAATAAGGACAGAAAGATATAAACATATAATCTACTCGTGGAATTATGGGATAGAGCTTGAAGACCTGTTCGGAATGCCTGTAAGCTACTGTATCCCTGAAATCGAAAGAAGGGTAAAAGAGGCATTGGAACAGGATACTAGAATACTTGACGTGACAGATTTTGAATTTGAGACATTAAGAAGAGGAACGGTGCATGTCAAATTTAAAGCAGTCACAATTTTTGGAAATCTGGAACTGGAAAAGGAGGTGCAGATAGCTTAATGTTTGAAGTAATGACTTACGAAAAAATAATGGAACGGATGCTTTCGAGAGTTCCGAACAGCATGGATAAAAGGGAAGGTTCAGTCATGTGGGATGCCCTTGCCCCTGCTGCAAAAGAACTGGAAGATATGTATTTTGCATTATCGATAATACTACAGGAAACTTTTGGGGATACAGCCAGCAGACCTAACTTAATAAGAAGAGCAAGCGAAAGAGGAATAATACCTTACAGGGCAAGCAAGGCAATTCTGAAAGGTGTTTTTGACATAGAAATACCGCTGGGTAGCAGATTTAATTTGGACGAGTTGAACTACACAGTTACGAAATTCATACAGCACAATACTGGTACAAATCTATATGAGTATCAGGTTGAATGCGAAACTCCCGGAAGAGACGGAGGAAGAAAAACAGGAAATATAATCCCGATAGACTATATAAACGGGTTAGGACGTGCTGAAATAACAGAACTTTTAATTCCTGGACAGGATGAAGAGGAAACAGAAAAGCTAAGACAGCGATATTTCGATAGCTTTAATATGAAAGCTTATGGCGGTAACATTTCTGATTATAAACTTAAAGTGCACGAAATTGAAGGTGTGGGAGCTGTTAAAGTAACTCCAGTATGGAATGGTGGTGGAACAGTTCTGCTGACCATACTTGACAGTGATTTTAATCAGGCAAGCCCTACTCTGATTAAAAAAGTACAGGATACAATGGATCCGACAAAAGATGCAAGAGGTCTCGGGGTTGCACCGATAGGGCATATTGTTACAGTACAGGGTACAAGCAACGTTGCAATTAACATTAATACAAGCATTACGTTTGAGCCTAATTTTTCGTGGCCTCTTGTAAAATTAAAAGTTGAAGAAGTAGTAAAGAACTACTTACTGGAACTTAGAAAGTCATGGGCTCTTAAAAATGAAAAAGTGAGTAATAATCTAGTTGTAAGGGTATCACGTATAGAGGCAAAAATACTCGACATAAATGGGATTTTGGACATTCAGAACACAACAATTAACGGAAGTCCTAACAATTTACAATTGACGGAGTATCAAATTCCTGTGTGGGGAGGTATTACAGTATGACGATTTTAGAAAATATTAACGTCAACCTGCTGTCATACCTCCCTCAGTTTATGCAGGAGTACAGGGAAATAAGGAATATAATGGCATCAGAAGAACCTGAGTTGAGGTTATTGTGGGAACTGCTTAGAAAGGTGTTTAGTAATCAGTTTATACAGTACTGTGATGAGGATGGGATAAGCAAGTTTGAGGAAATGCTGGGACTGCACAGGTATGAAAATGATACGCTGGAGATTAGAATTTTTAGGGTTTTAACTTATTGGAATGACCAGATTCCTTATACTTGGCGTGTACTTGTGAACAGAATGGACCAGTTATGCGGGATTGGAAATTATGAACTGAGGCCTAATTTCAATGTGTATGAACTTGGAATCACTACTAAGTTTGATGATGC